CAGTGGACAAGACAGAGAGGAAATTCCAGACGATGAGTACGATCAGGACTTACGATGAACTGATAAAGTTTAAAACTTTTACAGAGCGTTTTAACTATTTGAAACTCAACGGACAAGTCGGCGATTCAACATTTGGCTTCGACCGATATTTGAATCAGCGATTCTACAAATCTCCGATCTGGAAAAAACTTCGAAACGAAATTATTGTTCGCGACAACGGATGTGATCTTGCATTTGACGGTCGTGAGATTTTTGGAAAACTTTTCATTCATCATATGAATCCAATTCGAACGAACGATATTCTTGAACAAACAGAATGGCTGTTGAATCCGGATTACTTAGTTTGTGTAAGTTATGAAACACACAATGCAATTCACTATGGAACAGAAGAATTGTTGAAGAAAGATTTTGCTGAACGAAAACCGAATGACACTTGTCTCTGGGCAAAAAATTAATGTGCAGTGTAAGGATTGCGAAAAAGAAAAGGAACCGTTTTCACGATCCCGAATCTTTTAACATTAGATTACAATAAAGTTCGTTCCTTTAAGTTGTTCAACTAATTCCTTGTGCTTTTTCTCCTGTTTCTTTTCTTCAATTTTGTAAATTGCATACTCCGCTCCAATGGCTGCTACAGTAAACAATCCAGCAATAAGCATATTGCTTTTTCTGCTGTAAAAGTTCTTTGTAGCACCAATCGGGTGACGCCAACAATCTTTGCTGTAAACAAGATAATCTTTGAAATAGTTTTTAAACATAGTAATGTCCTCCAAATAATAATTTATTGTTTCATTATAAGAAGTGTAAATGATGCGAGGTGCTTATGCATACAAATGATTATTTATCTCACCACGGAATTCTCGGAATGAAATGGGGGGTAAGAAGATTCCAGAATGAAGATGGGTCTTTGACCTCAGCTGGAAAGAAACGATATTCTGATGGCGGAGAGTCAACAACCAATACTAAAAAGGGCTTAACCAAAAAGCAAAAGATAGCAATTGGTGCTGCGGCAGTCGGAGCGCTTGCTATAGCAGGTGCTGCTGTCCTCTATGCTAAAAACAAAAGTTCAGTTGATACTTTCATCGATGGCTATAGCAAGAAATCTCTTGACGATATTAAAAGTATGGCAGAGGGTGCACATGCATATTCTGAGAATGTAAAGTCTATGCTAGATTCCGATGCATGGAAATCCGGAGATGTTGGAAAAGCAGTTAAAGATTCTATGCCAGATGCCGCGACGATTAAGTTTACCAATAAGAATGGGTATGTCGAATCGATGCATGTCGATGATGATAGATTCGAGGAATGGTTTGATGCCATGATGTCAGATCCAAACAATAGTCTCAATTTTGATGACGATCCAATCGAAAGAATCGCTCCTGATAGAACCTCTCCTAAAAGAACTAAACTCAACAACGACTATTTTAATAGTTAACGAGGTGCTACATGTCTGATTCAATTTTAAATACTATAAAGAAATTATTAGGACTTTCAACAAATGATACGTCTTTCGATACGGACATCATTGCCCACATTAATACTGTTCTTGTTATTCTATATCAGATCGGTGTTGGAACCACTCCATTCAAAATTACAGGAAGTACAGAAACCTGGAATTCAGTTGTTTCGAATGAAGCACAACTCGAAATGGTAAAGTCTTACATGTACATGAAAGTAAGGAAAGCTTTCGACCCTCCTGCAAGTTCTTCGGCAATGACCGCTCTTGATCAATTGATCTCAGAGCTTGAATTCCGGATTAATGTTGCAGTCGATCCTAAAAAGGCGGTGTAGTCATGAACGCAAATGATCAAGCATATTTAGCTCACCACGGCATCCTCGGAATGAAGTGGGGAGTACGTCGTTTCCAGAATGAAGATGGAACCAGAACTTCATTAGGAAAACGCCATCGCCAAGAGATATTGGATAAAGCATCTTCTCAAGCCGAAGAGTTTTTAGGCTATGCTAAAGAAGAAAAGAAAAAGTTTTCAGATCAACTTTCAGGAAAGACGAAACGCCATTCAGGAGTAACAGATTCCGATTTGAAGCGTTGGGTTGCAGCTGCTGATAAACAAATAGAAAAGTATACAAAGATGTCTAACAATTACAAAGTTAAAGATCTTGTAAATGACAAGAAAGCAGTAGCTGAGGCAAAGAAATTTTTGAAGAAAGGTTTCTATACGAATGTAGATTATGCCGATACATGGTACGATGGAAAATGGAATAATTACATTCTAAATGGACTTGATTGAGGTGAATCGTTATGACTGACTATTTAGCCCACCATGGCATCCTCGGAATGAAATGGGGAGTCAGGAGATTTCAAAATAAAGACGGGTCTTTAACCAATGCCGGTAGAGAAAGATATTCTGATGGTGGAGAAGCTTCAACTTCTAAAACCGGCATGTCCTCTTCAACTAAAAAGAAGATAGCAGCCGCTGCTCTTGCCGCCGGGGCAATTACAGTTGCTGCTATTTATGCAAGTAAACATCCTGAGCAGGTTAATAAAGTTGTTAACTCTGCAAAAGATGTTGCGGTTAATAAACTTGGTGGCTCAGTTAAAAAGGGCGCTTCTTATGTAGCTGACTTTGCAAAGAATGCTACAAGTGCTCTTAAGCAGGGGTATAATGAAGGCATTGACGATCGCAAAATGAAGGAAACAAATACTTCTCCTGCAACTTCTAAAGATACAGGACTTGCTGTTAACAAAGCAAAATACCAGAGAAATGCAAGATCGATCGGTAATGCAGCTGGGCAAATTAAAGAGACCGCCAGTTATGCTGTTCGAAATGCTCCGAAGAAAGCAATGGAAGGCCTTGCAGAAGTTTTAGAAAATGCTCCTAAAAACGCTGTTAAGAAAGTTGTTGGTGGAGTAGTTGAAGCAGCAATGATCAAGGCCTGTGTCCAAATGGCAAAAGACGCGATGGGAGAAGATACATTTGAAGACTACAGAAAAACATTCAATTCATACAATAAAAAGAACAAAATTGGAGAAGTGAATACTAAGAAAAAAGATGACGATGATGACGAGGATTAAAATTAGAATTTTTGTAATAGACCCAACAATAAAAAGGCTCCAACTATTACAATAATACCTATTATTGTGCTTACAGTATTTTTACTTAAACCATGATGCTTTGCTCTATACTCTTCATCTTGTCTGCGCTCTTCCTCTAGTCTTTTTCGCTCTGCTTCTTCTTTCTCGCGTTTCTTTTGATCACGATAGCTGATAGCCTTACCAGCATATCCTTCTACTCGATTGATCTGTTTATCGAGAAAGTCGAAAGCGGATTCTGCGGTTCCCTTGTTGGTAATATTAACAGTACCAACATTGCCAAATTGTGCTTGTTTGATCTGATAATTTTTTACAGCCTGATCAACGATAAACTGAGTTCCGCAGTAAGGACAAGAGGCTCTACGAAGATTACTATCAACCTCGACATTCGCTCCGCATTGAGTGCATAGTGCTGGAATCATTCCTTCGGTTCCATCAATATTAAAACCTGTGTCACTCATATTTTTCATACCCCTTTCAGTAGATGTAGTAATTATACACTACATTCCTACACAATTTCAATAGGAGATTTTATGGGTTTATCGAATACAGCAACTCCGATCTATTACGGCAAATTCAGAGATGCTGTAGTTCGAGGAGATATTCCGGTTTGCAGAGAGATCTCTATGGAGATGAATCGCATTGACGATCTGATCCGGAATCCTAATATTTACTATGACAGTGAAGCTATTAACGGCTTCATCGATTTTTGCGAAGAAGAACTGACCCTTACAAATGGCGCCCCTTTACAACTGCTCGATTCATTCAAACTCTGGGCTGAGCAGATATTTGGCTGGTACTACTTTGAAGAGCGTTCTGTTTATGAACCGGGAATCGATGGAAGACCTGGTCACTTCGTAAAGAAGTTTGTCAAGAAACGATTGATCAAGAAACAGTATCTGATTGTAGCAAGAGGTGCAGCCAAATCGATGTACGCATCTTGCATTCAGAACTATTTTTTGAACATTGACACATCAACAACACATCAAGTTACAACGGCTCCTACGATGAAGCAGGCAGAAGAGGTTCTCTCGCCAATTCGAACTGCAATCACCATCAGTAGAGGACCGTTGTTTAAATTTCTGACAGAAGGTTCGATGCAGAACACAACTGGATCTAAAGCCACACGTGTAAAACTGGCATCGACTAAGAAGGGAATTGAGAACTTCCTCACCGGCTCAGATCTTATGATTAAGCCCATGTCGATCAACAAGCTTCAGGGTTTGAACTGTAAGATCTGTACAGTTGACGAATGGCTTTCCGGAGACACCAAGGAAGATGTCATTGGTGCTCTCGAACAGGGTGCTTCCAAGAACATGGAAGATTACCTGATCATTGCAATCAGTTCAGAAGGTACGGTTCGAAACGGTGCAGGTGACACAATCAAAATGGAATTGATGGACATTCTCAAAGGAGAATACATCAACCCGTATGTTTCTATTTGGTATTACAAACTGGACAACATTGATGAAGTCTCTGATCCGTCAAAATGGGTTAAGGCGAATCCTAATCTTGGAAAGACCGTCAGCTATGAAACCTATCAGTTGGACGTTGAAAGAGCTGAGAAGGCTCCTGCAACCCGAAACGATATTCTGGCAAAACGGTTTGGCATTCCAAGGGAAGGCTACACATATTTCTTTACCTATGAAGAAACGCTTCCTCATCGGAAGAAAGAGTATTGGAACATGCGATGCTCTATGGGAGCTGACCTTTCTCAGGGCGACGACTTCTGTGCATTTACGTTCCTCTTCCCACTCTCGAATGGTTTGTTCGGGGTTAAGACTCGAAGCTATATTTCTTCGTTGACTTACTCCAAACTTCCTATGGCAGCCAGAACGAAGTACGAGGATTTCATGAATGAAGGAACTCTGATTGTTCTGGATGGTTCTATTCTGGATCTCATGGAAGTCTACGAAGACCTTGACGAGTTTATTCAGAAGAACCAATACGATGTCTGCTGCTTCGGTTTCGACCCGTATAATGCCAGATCCTTTGTCGAACGCTGGGAAACGGAGAATGGTCCGTTTGGTATCGAGAAAGTTATTCAGGGAGCCAAAACTGAATCTGTTCCACTTGGCGAGTTGAAGAAGCTTGCTGAGGATCGTCGTCTCCTGTTTGATGAAGATCTTATGGCATTTGCTATGGGCAACTGCAT